GGTGCCTTCCAGTATAAATATTCGATTCACTTCGATGGCTTCACAGCCCAGGGTAAAAATATGAGTGCAGCGAATCACCTAAAAACGCTAGTCATGGTAGACTCGAAACACTGTGCATGGTATAAGCACTGGACTCGTTCCTGAATTGCCAACCCCCCCCCCAATTTATTCAATCTTTACAATTACAACCTACCCACGAGAGATAACGATTTTCACGATGCCCCAAACATACGACATCAACGATTTGCCACCCCGCAAAGCTAGTCCCAAGCCTAACAGCTGTAAGACCAACAAAAAACCGTCATTAATTTCTCCGGTTAAAGTTAGAGAAACAAAAATTGATCAAATGAGGAGAGAAAAGGAGTCTAAGAAATTTGAATTCCAACCAGAGTCTGGAAAAGAACAATCTGCGCAAACGCCACATGCTACTCAGGTCTTTGTCCAACTTACCCCCACCAATAATTCATTGCTACGTTCGTACGGGGGCGAGAAGGCAGAACTCTCACCAGAACAAACCAGATATCTACAATATGCCGCTTTCAGAAGAAAAGTTAGCGCTATTCAAGGTGTCAAAAAGAAGGATCTTGAAGAGATTCTTCACAAACACTTCCCTGAGTTCACAGCAGAACCTCAAGGCTTTATGGACTTCGTCATGCCAAACATTGACACTGAAGCCGTGCAAGCCGCCGTTTTGTCTGTTGATAGACTTACATTGGGTGTCTCCTCTTTGAGGGACACCAAATTGAGTCATTCTGTGCACTTGGGGCCCACCACCGTCGCGACTATCGACAATGTTGTTTCAGCTGCTAACAAAGCGACTGAATCTATTGAGGGAATGAACACAATTCTTTTAATATTGGCTGTAGTCATCGTTATGAGACCAACCACCTACCGCGAGAAAATTCTTGTCGGTGTGGTTGTAGTTGGTTTCGTGGCGTCCAAATCCAATTTGATGGATTTGTGGAAAAACTCAAGTCTCTGCTCTTGGCTTTCAAAGCCTTTAGAGAATGAAGCTGAACCACAATCCTTCTCTTTGGACGAAATGACAACCATGATCGTAGGTTTGCTTAACACGTATGTGTTTTTTGGCTCTGGAACGGATTTGTTTTCACCGACAAAGCTTTCCAAAGTTATTAACAATATCAGTCGCACTGAAATTGGAGTTAGCTCTTTAATGAAAACGGTGCATCTTTTGGCAAACTACATCTATT